TCCACAGCTATTCCTATTAATTATAGCACAAAAAACCCCTGCTCAGAACGTATCTGTCCATAATGGATGCAGGGGGATTGATGTAAGTATATTATAGCACAAAAAATAAAAAAACGCACCAGACCCCGTAGAGTTACTGGCGCTTTCCTAAATATATTATAGCACATAAAAAAAGTGCCAGCAAACGCTGAGGCTTTGACCACAACCACCATGATATCCGAACTGTGGTCTGTCGGGAGGTGATACACTCCTTTTCGTTTTTTTAGTTTGCGTGGCTCTTTTATTTAATTATACACCAGTTTGGCCTTGTGTAGCTTGCGCACGTTCTTCAATAGCTTTAACCACTGAGGCACTAGCTTCATTGATTGCTTTAGAAACCGCTTCGGCGTCGTTTGATTGACTGTATAGGAAACGCTCAAAATCTGCATCTTCTAGTTGCAAACGTTTAGCCCCAGTCGCTTCGAGGGCATCTACTGTACCCATTGAGCCGATACCAAATACACGACCATTAACGACTGCTACCCAGCCTTGATTTCCACTATCACTACGTACTACAAAATTCATAATATCTTCTTCCTTTTCTTTATTTACTAAACTGTCACCATCGTTGATAATGACTACATTCTTATCCAATCCACCAGCTAAGCCGGTTGATGTAAACTGCCACCAGCGTGTATGTTCCATGTTTGGATATACGCCCCAATATGGCTCCGGACGTACCTCGTAATCTGGGTACGCTGCAATCCATAAGCTGTTTGGATAGCGTGCAGTGATTTGATCTACATACACGTTAGCCAATGTATAAGGCTTGTAACTGTAATAGATAGGCTCGAAGCCGTTTGCCTTACAAACATCCATAAATGCTAGGACTGCATTAGTATTCGCTTGCTTATCACCACTAGCACCATCTTCATAATCACATACAAGATAACGTGGATGTGATGGCAAGTTACTGATAAAGTAATTCGCTTCAGCTTGTGCCGTTGCGACATCACCGCCAAAACGGGCAAAGTGGTAGTAACCAATACAGTTACTTGTGTTGGTTTGCTGAGTGGCCACTGGGCTAACCCAACCAGTGCCTTCAGTAACCTTAATAACTGTGTTGTTAGTTCCAACTGCTTGACAGATACTTGTAAGGTCTCCCGGTTGGTAAGCTGACACGTCGATAAAGTAATTATCCTGTGTCATCCCGTCAAACGGCAATTCGAACCATCCAACCATTTGTTGACTTGGCGCACTCCAATCAATATAGCTGAAATTACCAGCACTATCAAGGTTACGAGTTACCTTGCGCACCCATCCACCATTAGACAAGCAATCAGCATTTCCATCAATATTCTGTTCGACTGTGGTAACTGTACCGTCTGGGTTTTCTCCGACCACGAAACCGATATGACCGAATTGGTGATAAGGCAAGCAATTAGTCACCCAAACACTCCCAACGGGTGGATTGTTCGCACCGTTGAAATAAGTGACTTTCAAACCTAGACTTTCTGCCCTACCTAACGCATCGATAGCGTTTAAGTAGCTGAAATTAAGGTTAAACAAGCCTTGGTACTGTAGCACATTGTCAATCAAAGCTACGCACTGCCCACCATATGGGTTGGTCGGAACAGTGACACGTTGATTGACTAGGCTTTCAAGCATGTTTAATAACTGTGTTTTTGATGTCATAGGTCTCCTTTCTTATTTAATAAAATATTATTATTACCTGTTGCATGCTTCAATTTGGTTGATAGAGGTCATGAGTTTAGCCATAAGCTAGCCCTCATAAGGTTTAGTATATGATAGTGCTCGTTCGCTATCGCTAAGCCCTTTTGTAGTGGGGTCTGGGAACATATTCAAGGCGTTGACCACTGTCAAACCTACCAAGTATGGATTTGACAAGAATCTGCCAAACAATCCAAACAATGCTCCCCAACTTGTGATATCTTCAAACTTGATACCAAAGTAAGCCAAAATTGGCAACACCAAAGCGAGTGCAAAGCGTGTTACGAATGTACGGTTTTTAAAACGAATAGACCAGTTAATTTTCATGTTAATTCCTCACTTCTAAATTAATGTATTTCTTATATAAAGCGTCTATGTACCCGTTGCCACCTAGTTTCTTGTAACTAGAGTGCATTTTGTGAATCACATCCGAATTATGCACGGTGGTATACCCACGTTCTAACTCTTTGTTGATATCACGCTCTAACCTTAGGTACATGGTAACAAGGTGAGCTTCATCATGCACTACCAGCTTATCATTTAATTCGTTGATTTTTCCGCTGTTTGATTCACCGATTTGTTGAATAGCTTCAACTGAATCGTGGATATTGTTTAAATCGCCTTTTAAATCTCCGAATTGTGATTTGTTTAAATTAGCGGACTTGCTAGCTCTCATACCAAACCAGCCCGTTGCTATGACTCCGATAGTAGGGGCAAGGTGGTCAATCAAATCAGAAATATTCATCTTTTATTTTTTACCCCCCATTTTTAACGCATTACGCCTGTGTAGTATCTGCCAAAACTTCATCTTCAATTTTGTAACGCAAATCACGCAATGCGCGTTCGTCTGTACGCATTTCTTGACGATGTTTAGCGTAAAGTTCTGCATTAAGCAGATTTTCTTGAACCGTAGAAACCGCATTGGAATCTATACTGATAAATGTTTGCTTGACAAGGATTGTAGTTCCTTCCTCTTCGATATTAAATTCTGCATTGATTGTGCGTTGTTTTGTGATTTTAAGTGACATGATATTATTTTCCTTTCTTTATCATTTTTCAATTGGATATTCATCTTCCGTGATGTAAGTTACTGTCCCTGTGTAGACTGCGTTTTCTGAATCTTGGTTTGAAAAATACATGTTCCCATTCGGTTCAAGGTGCCATACTGCGCAGCCTTTATGCCAGTTGGCTACATTTTTGTTGACAACCAAGTGCGTTTGGACGCAAGGCTTGAATCCGCTAGGGATTTTCTCGCTTAAGCCCTTATACTCGCCTAAAGGGACGGAATGGGCGTCTCTGATTAAGCTGAGAGTTACTACGTTCGACTGGCGCACAAGGTTCGCTTTCACCCGCCAACCAATATCAACCTCTTGTTTAACCATCGCTGGCTTAGGCGTGTACTCAATCCATGAGCCATTAGAATTACTAGTGACAGTGCGTTTAAACATCCGACCGGACACAGTTGTTAGCGTTTGGTGATACCCAGAAATGCTTTCCACGACTTCTAAACAAGCATCCTCGCCCGATGCGGGATGGTTTTTGTAGTTCCCTAGGATTGAATAAAAACCAGTGGTTCTATAGTCGTTTAGGTTATCTACCTTGTTATCAATCGCTGCACCGTTCGGTTCTGTAAGCTTGTGGTGTTGGATTAGCTTTGAGCCTGAATAAATCAATCCATCGACATCAAGTGCTCCATTTTCACGATACTTACCAATACCAACGCCTTGTTGGTCATAGGACATAATAATTTTATCGGTCGGCACTGTAGTTTGAAATTCTGAGACTGAAAATCTATCCTCTAATTTTCCAGTTACTACAAACGAAGTATCTGCAGGATATTCCTTGCCTAAATTTGCGTTAGATGCCTTGAATTCAGAAATACTTGACCATTCACCGCCAGCTTGACCATTATCCGAAACAACATTGCTTGTTCCAACTTTGGTTGTTGTAAAAGTCAGCTTCATGGTATTTTTTTGGACCCCATTAACACTAAGAGGTGCTATCTTAGCAAATCTCTTAATGGTTAGCGTGTCTGACTTTGAGCCACTTCTGGTAACCTCAAATTTCAGCGTTGGGCTGAAATAGAATAGAAATGTTACTTTCATCTCTTCCCAATCAGACCAAATCCCACGAGAGTCTTGAACTCTCCCTCTCAAGGTCATTTGAGTGTCTTTGGTTACAGCTACCTCACGGAATACCCCACCATTCGTTGAAACGGAATTACTGGCACCAACGATTTCAGCGTAGTACCCAGCTATTGTAGCTCCGTTTTTTGCTTGCGCTCCGTTGAAGGCGACTTTCACAAGCGACATTATGGACACGAAATGTGTTGGCTCTGGAATTATCCTTTGAGTCGTTGCATTTGCGTCCGTTAAAGTAAATCCAGTGAACGACGGCTTCGCGTTGTTTGTGACAATCCTTGCCGTTAGTGCCGTTGACTGTGTTTGAATCAATTTGCCGTCAACATAAGTATCGACGTATATAGTACCTCGGCCAGTTGTTGCATCCGGTATGTCGTTTGCGAAATCCGCTGGGATTGTCCACTTTAACGATGTCCCAACGTTGTCAGCAATCTTACCTTGCTTATTGCCCCAAGCGTAGCGTAGTGTATGCGTGGCACCAGCTATTTTCCTATCAATAGTAATATCTACTTGATTGCCAATAAATCCCTCCGAGACACTCACTGAACTTCCCCTTGGAATCGTCGTCAGTGTTATGCCTTGATTACCGATGTCTAGGTTTCCTGGGCTGTATCCACCCGAGCCATTGAAATGAGCGTGTACGCCGAAGGCACCAGACCCATCATCAGCATGACGAACAGTAATTGTGCGATCAATCAACTGTATTTCCGAATTTCGATTAAACATCGCTGGACTTCCAGAATAGTCAATTCGTTGACCAAAACCATCAACGTACCCAGAACATTGATAGCTTGCAAACGTCCACCCTTGGTTAAGCAATGCCAATCGAATACGGACATCACTTGTGTTGTTTTGGATATTCTGTCCAATTTGGTCAATCCACAGCCTGATACGATATCCACGGTCATTATTTGACCAAAATTCTACCATGATTAACTACCTCCCACATATCTAATCACGTTCCTGTCAGGATTGATGAAATCCTGTTCTTCTCGATAGCGACCAATCTGGATTGTCTTAGAGAAAATACCATTCTCGATGTGAATCACACCTTGTGAAATATACATCACCTCATTACCGGCTGAGAACATTGAAATACGACCGTTTGGATTGAATAGCATAGAGCTAGAATTATCTGTTTTACCAATAACAAGCCCCTCGTTTGAAGATGCCATGTAGCTATCGATAAAGTTCCAACGCTCTGACATATCGTTCAGATTGTTCTCTAATTTTGCGACACGGCTACTTGCATCCGCAAGATTCTTCTCGGCTTGTGCACGATTGGCATTATTTGCGTTAACAAAATCTTGATAAGCCTTCACCCATTGATTGAGTGTATCAAGCGATGCCTTAGCTTCTAATTCCGATTTCATCACTGAATTAATCTCATTCAGTCGATTTAACTGGCTTTGTGTCAATGCGCTGTCAGCCTTGCTGTCTAACTGGCTAGCTAAGTCTTTTGGCGATGCTTGCCATGCTCGGTCAGTCGTACCCTCATAACAGTCCAATTCAGTAAAGAATAGTAACGACTCATTGCCGTTATTTGTCCCCTTGTTGTCAATACGGATAAAACCTTCGTCGCATTCCCCAGCGTTGAAAGTTAAATGCCACTTGGCCAAACCTGTTGTGGACGGTGAGCCATTGTGTGTTTTAAAGTTAACAACCTTAGAGAATGTCTTATCTGTTTCATTCGACTTGCGACCGAGGAAATAGATGTCTACACCCTTTATGTTCCCAGTGGCAAACGTTTGAATATTGAACGAATAATCAGTGTTTCGTTTGACTGGAAAACGTAGCGTAGACGTTGGCACTAATGATGATGATGTCTTTAGCAAGAATAGCGGTCTAGCGCCATTGTAGTAAAACCCATGGCTTGAAATGGACAGATTAGAGTTGGGTTGTGGTGCTTCCCAATAGCCCCAATTATCCAGTTTTTCTGGAAACGCTGAGTTACGGATAAGGTTTTCACCACCGACCGAAACACTGCCAGCCGTGTCATTCCATGAATAATCAGCCGGGTTAATGCTATCCGATTTGTCGAAATTAGTACACACACCCAAATAGCGCTTTTTCCCGTTCTGAGTCAGTCTGAAACCAGTTCGTCCATCGGCACTATCCGCATAAGCGAAATGGACATAAGGTGTGCGCCCGTCTGCTCCGGGCTTACCGGGAATACCATCCTGTCCATCGCTACCCTTCCATTTAGACCATCGGTAATCTTGTGGATTCCGACTATGCGTAGTATTGAAATCTTGGTACATGCCGATAAACGCCTTATTAGTGTCGGTTTGGCTAAAACCGCTACCGGAGACCGTGTCAGCGTAAGCTATGTGGGTGTACTGGGTTTTACCATCGACACCCTTAACCCCGGGTATGCCTTGGTCACCTTTCGGGCCTTGCAAGCCTATGAGGCCTCTGTCACCACGTTCGCCCTTGTCACCTTTAGGACCGGTATCGCCTTTGGTGCCGTTTCTGCCGTCTGAGACATTTAAAAAAGTAACTTCTTCTGAAGCTACTTCTTTGTCATCTACCCATGCGGAAACCGTCAAGGCTGTTGGTTGAGTAATCTCTGACGCTACCACGTCGTAGGTCATACCCACGTATTTAATGGTACCGTCAATTACGAAACGCCAAGTCGCATTAACTGTTTTGTCGCCTTGTTTCAAGACTGGTCGAACTGTTGAGCGACCAACACCGTTTTTAAATGCCGTTCCGTTTGTAGTTGTGATTTCGACACGGTATGGCAAGGCTCTTGCTGCAATTTCATCAATGCGTTGTTGCAAATCAGACGATGGCTTGTTCACAATTTTACGGTAATTAGAAAAAACAACCGAGTTATTCAACGGCATGTCAAAGCTGATTACCATTTCAGTGACACGAGCTTCGAGGGCTAGACCACCTCTAAAATTATTATTGATGATCTTAACAGTGTCGCCTAAGTTAACATCCTTGTAGTTTTCCATGAAACTAGAGTGGACATCAACCGTGTAGGTCATGAGTGGATAAGCGTACTGCTTGATGGTACGCAAGGCGTAGCCTTTCAAAGCGTTAACATCCTTGTACTCGGTTTCAAAGTCCTTGCGTGTCCAGTTATCAGCGTTGCCTGGATTCATGGTAGATGGGTAGCGTTCCCTAGACAGCGGAGCGAATACTAAACTATCACCACGCGTAGAATAAAATTCTACTTGTCCCAGCTCGTTCTTTTCCTCAAATTCAACATCGTTTAGATTAACACCATCTTGGCCAATGAAATTACCAGCGTTGAAAAGTTGCGTTTTATCACTAGTGACTTGCACGCCTTTCAATTCGTTTTGAAAATAAAGGACCACATCACCCCTAACCTTACCAATACCGTGGTGGTTTTCGTCTGGTTGTTGGTAAATGTCGATGATAAAACGTTTCAAAGTACCGTCTCGGTTGAGCTCAGTTCTGAATGAAAATTCCGCATCGAATTGAGCCATAATACTATGTAATCGTTCTAACTTGGTATCTTGCTGCTCGAAACTTAAAGTTCTTGTTTTATCTGATACTTCATTGACTCCAATTTCCATATTTGCAAATTCAAGCAATGTATTTTTTTCAAGGTACCATGCTATGGTTTGTGGTTTATCACTTTTAAACGCTCCTGCCTGTTCAAGTGCTAACTCAAGGTTGGTATTGTTGCATGTCAGTTGAAAACTATCATCGTTTTCAACTAACTGTGACACATAGAAAACGTGATAGCTGTTATCATAAAAAAATGACACATACATCTGATCGTTGATGTAAGCTACATCTTCATGCAGTTCCCCGTTGACAATCTTAGGAATTGTGAAATCGAATGTGCTGGTTGAATATTCAAGATAGCTATGCCACTGACTGTTAGAGTAGGGCAACATGCCAGGAACGTTGTTATTCAACGCACACACTTTTCGCATGTTCTTGTCATGAATCCAAATTTGCATTAAATGAAACGCTCCTTCCATGTAATTTCAATAGTCGGGTCAGTTCTTGTCCAACTCGATGTGTAGATGTCGATTTCTTTATCACCCGTACCAATACTAAACGGTTCGGACAGGTAAGTTAGCTCATTAAGAGCTGGCAGATTGTCGACGTAAGTTTTGCCTTTAGCCATGTCAACTTCGAGAATAGAACCCTTACGGAAACGGTTAGGGATATCTTCTTCCTTGTTCACGTAATCTTTCCGATAAACAAAACTATCCAGATACAAGTGTGTGATCAATGGCCAATCTTTGATACCAAAAATACCAATGTGGATTTTAGCTGATTTTTTTCCTTTAATCTCTGGCACGGTGAATTTAGGATAAGAGCCTTGCCAGTAGAATTGAAGGACATCATCAAACCGTTGAACATCAGACCATCCTTGTGGTTCATTGAATGGATTGGCAGTTGATACGTGTGTTCCGTAGAAATGTTTTCTATCGAGCACTTTATAACCGCCTTTGCCATCTCCTGCTAGGAAATTATAATGGCAGTCAAAACCGTTAGTGTGCTTGTAAGTTTCTACACCGTAGAGAAACACACCGTTTGCATCCGTTACTGAAATTTTGATGAAACCGAATTGGTTTGCAGCACCTAACCACAAGATTTGTCTCCACCAAAAATATTCATAGGTAGCCCCTTTCTGACCATTGCTATCTGCCGGAATCTCCCATGTCAACGAGCTACCTCGTAGGTATTTATCCCCACCACCAGTACTTGTTAAGGCAATGTGTGGTCTACCCCAAGTGTTATCAATGGCAAGTGTCCCGTTAAGCGCGTGGCTATCATCGTTAAAACGTCCTTGGTTTTTAGCACCAACCGCAAAACCGTTGGTAATCCAGTTATTAGAAACATAGTCGAACAGAATTTCAGATTGCTTGACTGTACGGGTATCAGATTCATTCGGATTGCCAATCTCATAGCTTTCACTAGAAGACTTCACAATCCCAACCCAGCTGTTTTCTGAATTAAACTTCAGTTTAATATCTGGATAGGTTTCAGCTGTACCGAAATTCTTTAAAGTCGCCTTGTAGTGACCGGTTGAAATCTTCTTAATATTTCCATATTTAGTTTCACCATCGCTACTTACCAAGGCTTGTGTCTTATTCTCTCCGTAACTTTTTGGAACATCAAACGTAACCGTTACTGTTGCGGTAATCGGTGCGGTGTTCTTATCTACGGTAAGCGACGCTTGACCAGACGGGATAGCTTCCCAGACCTTATTAGGCTCGTCACCGAAAATCAATGGTTTAGGCTTGTCTACGTTGAGATACCCACCTAGCGTTTCAGCGATGGTATTGAAGTAGTCGTAATTACCGATTAGGGTAAATGATACTTGAATCTGCTTGACGGACAAGGTGCTATATAGGAATTGCTGACCATAACGCCTGCGCCCTTGGTCTTGATAGTTGTTGTTGAAATTTGATGCCACGTTTTTGGTGACATCCACTGGAACGGCACGTCCTTGACCTTCGTTAAATAATTCAGTTAAGTTTTTACCGTCAAAAATGACTGACATTCCTATCAAATAATGCTACCTCCTAGCAACGCTTGTCTGCGTTCGTAATCGTTTGTTGCTTTCGTCATAAATGGGGCTAACCCATTTGACACGCTTCTACCATCAATGACATTTCTGATTTCAATTGGGTTAGAACCATTAATCACTAATTGCCCAAGTAAACCAATCATGACATCCAGTTTTTCTTCAAGAACAGAAACACGTTCATGGTTTGGCGTGCTGTCGTGATTGCCTTGTGGGGCATCCCCAGCAAAACGGGCCACTGCTTCAGTAAGTAATTGCCACGCTCTGCCACGTTTAGCAATATCTGTTGGGATAACGTATTCTGGCATATCGCCTTCAGCCAATTCATAAACGCCGTTTTTGTGGACTAGACCACCATTAGCATATCCGTAAGCTGCGACACGGTTAAAAGCTGCATCAGACGTACCATAAGTATGTTTGATGTAGTTGATTGCAGCAAGCAAGTTATCATATCCATTGTGGATATTGTTGTGTCCTGGGTGTTTGTAGGCGTTAAATGTAGGACCAATTGTCTGCATCAAACCAATTGATGGGTGTCCTGCTCTTGCGTTACTATCCCAATTATTTTGAACGTTAGGGTCACCATTCGATTCCCGCTGGATAGTTGCCAAAATCTTAGAAACACGGAAATTATTCGGCTCAATACCATTAGCTTCCAACGCTCTAACTACAGATTCACGCCATCGTGCTACACCAGTACCTTGAGGGCCATCTTCACCACCACCCGGAGGGCTGAGCAACGGACCAAGGGTTTTCTTAATCCATTCGAACATGCCACCAACTTGTCGTTTAATCAAAGTTTGAAGTGGATTGTTTCGGTCTTTCAAAGGTTTGCTATCGTCACCACCGCTACTTCCACTATCTCGAACACCGAAATCAAGGAAGGTAGCAGCGTTTGAAATATGCCGTCCAGCGTATTGGTGGTACTGACCGTTCCCGCCGTAGTTGTATTCTTCACCGTCATAAGTGTCGCCATGAACAGCTGTTACAAAGTCAACGTGGTTACTTGAAATAGGTCCACCAGTATAGACGGCTACTGTACCCGGTTTTGGTCTATTTAAGTGTGGTACGCTCGCAGAAATCCACTGATTACCATTTCCAAGGTGGCTAAATAGACTAGGTTTAACACCAAGGTTTGCCAAACGACTGGCAACGAATGATACACACTCACGGAAGTAATAACCCCAAGGGTCAGCTCCAGCGTCTTTTGCCTTATCTTTAAAACGATAGTCATCACCTTTGGCACCCATCGCCACTGTACCTTCATCCATCGAAGCGTTAGCCATAGACCAAAGTTCTTTCCACCAGTTCTTAGCTTCTTCGACTGGTTTCTTATAAAGAGCGTTACCGAGCGGATTAAACATACCAGCTAACTTATCAGCATTAGGGCTGAATTTCTTAGCCAATGAGCCCACTGGGTCTTTAACGACATCACCGACAAATTCAATCATTTTCATAAATTTATCGACACCGTTTTTCATCGTGTCCCAGACCGAACCCGCTACGTTGGTAGCAGTATCCCAGATTTTAGACCAGAAACCAGTCCCTTTTGCAAAGGCTCCACGTTCAACACCCATGAGCATAGCCAATTCACTTGCATTGATAACTTCCGAACCAGCTGGCAAGAGGTATTCAACGTTTCTACCTTGTGGCAAGAATGACTTGCCATTAGGTAGAATTACCATTTCTTGGTTGTTAGTTTCCGGACTATCATAGCCATCATTTAGCGTAGCAAGCGTAGGTTTGGTGATTGGGTTTCGGTATGAGCTAAACATACCAGTACCACCGGCAAACTTAACTTTAGGGATTTTAGAAATCGCTTCTTTGCTACCGCCAAAATCAGAAATAAGTTTATTGATACCATCGATACCGGCATTTGGGAGAGCAATCACGGCATTGATACCATCGCCAGCAAGGCGTTTCATGCCATCCCACATCTCGCCAAAGCCTTTTTTAATGTTGTCCCACGTATTTTTGAAAAAGTTAGCGATATTGGTCAATGCGTCGGTAATTAGCTTGGTAATGTTGACGCCGAATTTCTCTTGCGTTAAAGCACCGATTTCATCCCATTTTTTCGATAGAAATTTTTTAGAATTCTCCCAACCATCGAACCAATTCTTATTGATACCTTTGTGGTGTTTATCGATATCCTTACCGAGGGCAGTCATGGCTTCCGTAGCATTCCCCTTGATACCTTCCCACGTTTTAGATGCGAATTTTTTAACGTTGTTCCACTTGTCAGACCAGTCTTTCTTGAGGCTAGCCATGTGTTTTGCAACGCCTTTCGCCATGCCTTTGACATGGTCCACTGTACCGTCGACAAATTTCTTGAATTTCTTGTTGTGCTTGTACATCAGCTCAAAACCAGCGACTACTGGGTTAGAGATTACAAGCAATTTTTTAGCGGTGTTAGCGAAGGCTTTGATACCTTTTTCACCGCCAGTGAAGTATGTTTTGGTTTTTTCAAAACCTTTCTTGGTGCTCTTGGTCATCGAGTCCATCGCACCCGTCCAAGTTTTTTTCATGCCATCCCACGTCTTACCGAGCCACTTACCAGCGTTGGAAAAACCGTCTTTGATATTTTTAACAATACCGTCAACGAATTTCTTGAATTTTTTATTGTGCTTATAGATCAGAGCAAAAGCCCCAGCAATAGGATTGGCAATAAATAAAAGGACTTGTTTCCAGTCCTTTTTAAAGAAATCAATGATCTTACCAAAGATTTGTTTAGTGACTTTGAAGATTTTACCGAAAGCCTTTTTAGCAGCATTAAACATGCCGTCCACAAAGGCTTTAAATTTCTTGTTGTGCTTATAAAGTAAGACCAAGGCAGTAATAGCCGTGGCTACGGCTACCGCAATCAAGCCAATAGGGTTAGAAGCCATTGCTAAGTTCCACGCTTTTTGCGCTACTGCTGATGCTTTTTGAGCAACAGTCATAGCTACCGTAGATTCTTTCATCACTTTAATGGCTTTCGCAACTTTCATCACTCCTGAAGCTACTTTAGAACCTACAAAGTAAGTTGCAAATAAAGAACCGACTGTTTTAATAGCCGTTTTGTGTTCGGCAATACCACCCAAAGCCTTGGAAAGTGAAGTGACTGGGGCTTTAGCTTTTTTCCCGTTCCCGGCCATGAGATTGAAAGCACCAGCGACACCTTTAATCATGTCGATGGCAGTTTCCCACACACCACCAGCAAAGTCTTTACCAATGCTGAGCAGTGGTCCTATGCTGTCTTTAGTTTCCTTGAAGAAAGCTACAATTTTAGGGGCGTTGTTAGCAATGCGTTTGCTTAGGTTGTCGACAAACTTATTGAGACCGTCCATTAAGCCGTTAAGCTTGTCTGTACCATTACCAAGGTTAAACACCTTAGAAAAGGCATCCATGATAGTTCCCAGACCTTTAGAAACATGTTCCCCAAGTTCTTTGAACTTCCCTTCAGTGTTAGGGTCTGCAACCCAGTTCCCAATCTGTTGTAAGAATGGGTTTTTCATTTTATCTATTGGGTCACGGAAGGCAGCAACTACCGCTGGCATACGAGATTGGATAGTTCTTTCAAGACCACCGATGGTAGTAGAGAAGTTAGCAGTAGCATCCTTGTACTTGTCTTGCAACTCAAACAAGGCTTTTTGAGCCATTTCAGCGGTAATCTTACCATCGCTTTGCAACTTGGCATATTGCTCTTGGGTCATGTTAGCAATGCCCAATTCTTGCCCAGCAACTTCTTTCAACTGGTTCTTCATTTCTGGGAAGACATTGATGATAGACATCATGTCTTGCCCCTGAACCTTACCATTGGCGATCATTTGAGCCCACTGAGTGGCGAAATTCTCAACGGCTGCATCGGTCTGACCAAACGCATCCTGCAATGTCAAGATGGCTTGTGTTTGTTGCTTGGTTAACTCGGTGTTGTGGGTTACGGCATAGAATTTTTGGTTCATACCGTCAACCATTTCAGTCGAGTTAGCCGCCGCTTGTGCCATTTGGTTGGTCATATCGACCATTTTTTTACCTTCTTCAGCGTTACCAGTTAAGGTTAGCCAAGTGGCGTTCATGGTTTGTTGATATTTGACGTATTCGGCACTTGATTGTGCGATTTCGTCAAATTTACCCTTGATAGCTCCCAATGCATTTTGGAAACCGTTGCTAATCAAGTTAGCTGCAAACGTAGCCCCGAAGATACCTTTTAAACGTGAGGTTTTTGTTTCAGTCTCACTAACTTCACTACCCAAACGTTTAAAGCTCTCTTTCAAACGTCCGATAAGTGAACTAGACCGTTGGCTTTGCTCAATCTCACCATTCAGCTTATCGGCAGCATTGCGAGTATGTGCAAGGCTTGTGGCGGTTTCATCCAAACGTTGCTTTTGTTTGCGATATTCATCACTTGTCCTTCCGGATTGTTTTGCCACACGCTCAAGCATTTCTTTTTGGGTCTCATACTGCTTGTTTAAGTTAGTAATAGAACCCTTATATTGCTTTAGTTGTTCTTGCCTGGCTTCGTCTTCCTTACCTTCAGCTTTCAAGCGTCTGACGTAGGTTTCTGAAGCTTCATTTTGTGCCTTGTACTCTTTTTGCAGTTCAGCAAGTCCAGACTTTTGATATTCTAAACTATTTTTAGCTTGACGTTGTTGATTCTCCAAGGATGCCAAACGTGTGGTAGCTTGGTCAATCTGTTGTTGGTACTTAAGGTACTGTTCAGCGGTTTCAGCGGTACTACCTTTCAATTGAGACTGTTCTTGTTTCAGTTTCTCAATCTTATGTTGTTGGTTTTGAATAGCATTACCCAAACCGTCGTACTTAGCTTGTGCTGCTCCTAGATAATCACCAGCACTACGCATTTGGCTTTCTTGTGCCTTCCATGCGTTCGTAGAGCTATTAACCAACTGAGTTAATCGCTTAATCGAATTGGCAGCCTGTAGCGTATCTAAGGCGATTTCCGTGGACATGGTAGCTTGTACTTTTGCCATGTATTATTTTCCTCCTTTCCTTAAAAATTAGAGTAAAGATGTTGGGTCAACCATTCTATCTTCTTCCTCTTTGGCATTTAAGATCTTCATCAGCTCGTAATAGTCAGTGTCATAATACTGATCTAGTGTCCACCCAAAACCTTGGATTGATTTTTTAGCAATGATTTTCAAATCTTCAATACGATTTTCTAAATCAAAAATCTGTTCGCCTTTAGATTTTAGTCTTTTGGGTCAACTTCACCAGCAGCGTTTTCAAGTTGCTCGTCCGTCAAACCGTACATATAGCCGACCATTTTTTCAGCAATTTGCTGTGTACGCTCATTGTCCAAATCAAGCAATTTGTCATAGGATTCATCATCCAAGTTGAGAATGGCACGGATAAAGCTAAGCATTTCTTTGAGAATAGTAAAGCTTGCTTGTGCTTGCTCTTGTGTATCACCTTCTTCGACAGTGTCGCTGGTTTTAAGCACAGCAAGTTGATACTCGTGCATACGCAAGACATTGCGGTTGCTTGTTGTCACCTTGAAGGCTTTTTTGCTGATTTCTGGGATTTGAATAGTTCTGATTTCCATTTATCTTTACTCCTTTTTAACAAAAATAGAGGTCAGGCCATGAGCCCGACCTCTTGCAAATTATTGAGGGGATACGCCAGCCCCTGTAAGTGCATATCCACCAAATACTTCTTTGTACATGTTAGTTTTATCGAAAGTTGATGAACCAGAGAAATATTTCTTGAATGGTTCATTGCCAAACGCATCCGCTGACAAGGCACTGAATGTCATGTTATCGTTTTGGCGAGTTTGGGCAGTATCAGTATCTGTTGCAACGTTTTGAGTTGTTTCTTGCATGATACCGTTAGCAAAACCAAAAAATACTGAGTGTTTACGGTCAAGTGTTTCAGATTCAATCAACACCGCTACATGTGGTTTCTCACCGTCCTTCGTATAACCACCTTTGCTGTCAGGACGGAATCCAAGTAGTTTTTGTTTGATGTCGAAATCAAGGTTATTGAAGTCAAACGCTACTGTTGGTGAGCCTGGCGCAACCATAACGTCTTGTGTTTGGTTGTTCCCAGGAACCTTAGTAGCTTGTCCTTCCAAGTTAGAAATGTTAGCGGTACGAGTACCAAGCATGCTTGAATCAACTTCAATCACGCCATCAGTTGAAAGGCCATCGTTGCCTTTGATGAGTTTTTGGGTTTTAGAGTCAACCAAAGCAAGGCGGACCATTTTCAAACCTACAATTGCCATATAGTAATTTCTCCTTTGTTAAATTAATTTATCGAGAGCAACAAAAACGACCGCCGTAATCTGTAACGTATCGGGGTCTATGCTATGCTCTCTCATGTCTGTAATTGAATAATGTTCAGATTTTAGAAACTTCAATAGTTCCATTTCAAAGGCTTCAATATCGAAATCGATATCAGCCTTGTAGAAAATCTGGACTTCTACTCTATCTGTTTTACTGAAAAAGGTATTGTTTCCGCTTAAGTCAAGGGATGGATTGCTTTCAGTGAGCAAAACGATTGTCTTATCGGTATTTTCTTCGAGCTCTTTAGGCAAGTTGTTTGCATATACTTCGCTTATTTCACCAAATTTTTTGCCGTCAATCAGCTCTTTTAGTTTTACGGTTGCTAGCACTTAATCACTGTCCTCCTTTCTTGCGAATGAGTTTCTCATACTCCGCTTTTTCTGCTAATAGCACCTTTTTCTGTACAGCGCTATCGTTTTGGACATTGGTAACGAAATGATCAGCGCGGTATTTTTTTGTACCGTCATTTAATCGTCTGGCATTTTGAGCGTGGTAATTATTCTTCCAGCCTACGGTTGCCACACCGTTCTTTCTGCCATCCGCATTAGTGGATTGGACAGATAAACCGTCAGCCATGTGCCCATACTTCAAATCTTTTTTGTTTGAGTAGTGTTTCTGCCTAGTAACTTCTTCCAGTTCCTTTTGAAACACTTTCGCACCAGCGGTAGTAATCTTAGCTTGTTCCGCTGGTGTGATATCGCCAATACTGGCTACCGTTTCAAGCCAGCTCTCTAGCGCTTCATCAAGCCCTACCATAGCCATCACCCAACTTTCTTGTGTTTTCTCAAAGTCAGAAAGTCGTAGCGGTTTAGCCCAAAGTTTTCGTTTGGACTAATACGCACAATATCATACTGAGTGCCATTTAGAACAGCCACTTGACCTTCAATCACTTTGGCATTATGACGGATAACAATCACTCGTGTATCGCTTTCGCCATTCTGTTGAGCTAAATACTCTTGGTTGAGAGTGCGAGTATGAGGTTTATAATGCAATGTAAACTGTTTGACGAATTTTGGCACGCTAACACCCGTAAACTTGTTAGGGGTGCTTTGGTATGTACCGAAATCAGCCTTGAAACGAAAGTCTGAGGGTAAATATCTAACTTTAGGCATTAGTCACCTCTTTCCTCACTATACGTTGCGTATAAGCCCCTCAATTGCCCTATTATGCTATTCAAAGTGAGATTGATAGGATAAGTCACCGTGTCCGTTAGAGCCACTCTGTAGGTGAAATATGAGCTTGTGAGGGCTATTACAGCCGTGTCATATAAAGATTCTACACTTTCGAGATCATAGAATTTCTTATCGCTTCCCACGGCATTGATGATGTACTGTTGAGCCGATTCAATGTAAGCTGGAATGAGTGCAGTGTCGTCTGTCTCATCCAGATTAAGAGTCTGCACGATGGTTTCCTTAGATACACTCATTGCTTACCTCCTAAATTAAGCTCCGGCAGTAAGATTAGCTTTTTGGTCAGCGATTGCTTTGAATGACGCTGGCACAAACGCTTCTTCATCAGTTTTAACAACGTCGAAACGGTCAATCACACGTACTTTGGTAGTGTCAGTTTCAAACGCACCACCACCGATGTTTGTAGAAAGTAGTGCCAAGTGTTGACGGTCAAACAATGTTACCGCTTGCTTCAAGTCACCAAAGTAGAGTGGCATAGCTCCAGCTGCACCATTAGCAAGCCAACGGTCAGAAACTTCCTTAACTGCGAAACCATCGATTGAGTAACCAGTAGGTGATTTTACATCACGTTCCATGAGGTAATCACCCATAGCGTTCTTAACTTTCTTAAGGGCAGTGAAGCCAGAAGTATTAGTCAAGAAGAATGACGTTTGTTTAATCGCTGGGTCAACTTTAGCCTCAAGGTCGATGATATCGTCCCATTTAGCCAATGTTGGTTTTGTTGGGAGTGTTGCAATAACATCCAAGATAGCTTTGTTACGAGTTACAACGACTTTTTTCGCAATCCAACCAGACAACCAAGCAAGGATGTTTTCAGCAGAATCAGCAAGCAAGCTGTTAGTTACTGTTGAGATACCAGCGTAGCGTTTGATAGTGTACTTGATAAGTGACAATTTAGGATCGTCATTGTTGCCGATTTGACCAGCTTCATCATCAATCATAGAAAGGCCAGTGATTTCAGCCCATTTTTCGTATACACGAGAACCAGTAAGAGTAGTTACGTTTTCAACGTTAACGTATTCTTGCAACGAATCGTATTGACGAACCAAAGTATTGATAGCTGTACGGATGTCTTGTGGGATAGTCAATCCAGCATCGGCACCAGTTCCATCTGTTTTAGAATCAAGCGAGTTTTGGTAGCGACCACGAACGAGGTTCTTGAAGTCCTTGACAAAGTTAGCTTTAACTTCTTCTTCGCTTTCGGTCAAAGGTTTCTTGTCTTTCTCTGACATATTCGCTACTTCGCTAGCACGAGCTTCAGTGTATTGCTCTTTGAACATGTCACGCTTCGTTTTCGCAGTGTCACGTTCGTTTTTGATAGCTTGCAATTCTTCAACGGTAACTGAATCATCAAGCATAGCTACGTTAAGTTTTTCATTAAGATTTTCGACCTTGTCGCCTTGAGCAACCCAAAGGTCATGCAATTCATTTGATGTTTTCATCAATCATCTTCCTTTCATTTTTCAAGTAAAATAGCCAATTTCTGCTCACGCAAAGTATTGGTCTTAGGTGTCGCAATCATATTCTTAAATTTAGCGATTGCTGATTTGCTTGGTAGTTGATGTGTGGCGTTAGTAACCATGATGTCTTCTTCATTATTCTCGAAGAACATGATTTCATCCGCAAAGCCTTTATCAACGGCAGTTTTCGCATTAAGCCATGTTTCTTTAGCCATGAGATCAAGCAATTCTGGTTGTTTAAGACCAGTCTTCATCTCGTAAGCCAAAGCAATAGATTCATCAATGCTATTAAGCACCGCTGATTGATGCTCCAGGTCATCGCTATTGCCAACGATACCAGTAGATGCTTTGTGAATCATAATATGTGCCGTTGGGCTGATACGCACGGTATCACCAGCCATAGAAATGACACTCGCAGCACTAGCCGCAAGCCCTTGCACATTAACCACGATACGTTTACCGCTAGCTTTAAGCATGGTATAGATTTCGCTAGCTGCAAACACATCACCACCATTAGAAGCAATATTAAGCGTGATTTCTTCGTCTTCGTCGTTAGCAATGGCATCTTGTACCAGTTTTGGATAGGTACTAGACATGCCAAACCATTCATAGAACGAGCCAACATCATCACTTACAATATCGCCTTTGATGTCAATCTTGCCCATTTATCTCACCTCCTTTCAGTGTGGTATGGTTAGGGTTTTCACCTTTTGGCAACTCTTTAGGCAAAATCTCAGCTTGTTGCAAAATATACAAGCCTTGATTTTGTGCGAGTGTACCAGTTTTAACCATGCTATTGACACGGCTGATATAGTTAGCACCAGTCGGATCAACTGCTGGAAAAATATCAGCGTCAACGTCGCACGAAAGTTTTTGAGACAGTTCGCTAAGAAATGGCCTTAGATAGCGTGATACTGCTTTAGCATACACATTAGAACTCATTTCTAGTGATGATTGTTGGTCACCTTGTCCGCCGACTACGTTTTCTGGAATACCGTAGACTTTTGCAAATTGTCCGGTCGTCCAGTCCGCTTGCTTAAGTAGTTGGGCCACGTTGGATTTTATTTCAAGAGGTGTGAAGTCCTCTAAATCATCCAGTACCAACGGACCACCTTGCATTTGCTTCATCGCTTGTCGAGAACGTGAGAGCTTAGTTTTGAAATCGAGCAACCCACCACCCTTGATTTTCAAAATACCATTGGCATTTAGGGCGTTTTTAAGAGAATTAAGCGTAAGCCTATCACTGGCTTTTTGAATATTCAGCTCTCTACCAAGGGCCATCAACGGACTTACGCTTGTTAGCCCGCCATCTACAGAAAGCAATCTGAAGTGTAAAATATCGCTTTGCGGTACATGCTGTTTAGGTGGTATGCGTGGGTCATCAAATGTGATGTTGTAATAAAGCCCGTTCTGATTGTCTAATCGGTTGAAAGAAACTTGAGATGGCCTTAAATACTCCCACTTCATATCGCGCCCATTGTCATTACGCCAGCGGTACGCAAAGGCTTCGCCACCCAATAGCATTTGAGCAAAGATGGACTGGTAGAAGTTAAAGCGATTAGCGTTGTTCGATGGGTTATCTACGATACCTTGCATTTGCTTTCGACTAGTTGTTAGCTTAGCGGTTGCAAGGTCATTGGATAGCTGACTGATAATAGAGAATAAGTCCGAATTTTTAAGAGCGGTTTCGGCTGATACCCACTCGCTACCGTTCAAGGTAGCTAAAAACTCTGGATCAGTAATATCAAAAAAGCCCCCTTGATTGCTCGGTGGGCTTTCGGTTGCTAAATTAAATATAGGCAATTATTATCACCTCCTTTCTAGCCTTTCTTGCTAGCTAATTCACTCACTAGCCCAGCTAGTACAAATGTGATTGCCATACTAATGCCAAACCATACATAGCCAATGTGGTAAGTGGTCACATTGAGCGAAATTGCAGCTAAAATGAACATCAAAATGTCAAAAACTGCCCAAATTGCCTTTAAAAACTTCAAAATCATGTGTTAATACTCCTCTAATAGCCCACTATCTGGGTTTTTTAGCCAATTCAAAACGGCCTCTTGGCTCATGTGTTCCACCTTCCACGTTGGATTGTTAGTAATAGCGTAATCTTCGAACGCATACATGCCATCATAAAACGCATCGATAAGAGCGTCCACAACGTCAATCTTATAGGTTGATTTCATTTTGTCCACTTGAATACCGATGTTATCTTCTTTAATCACCGCATTTATCAAGGCTTTTCGCATGATTTCATCATCCAAACGGGTGATATTACCTTCGATAAATAGCGTTTGAAGGAATTTTGTCGGGTCTTTCAGTTCGCTTGTCCGTTGTCTAATTGGCATAAGTGGAAAGCTAGTATTAGATTCCAAGGCTTTGATAAGCTTTGAAACCCCCATAGCGTCATAGCCGAAGAAGACTACATCAAGCTGATTATCTTCGACATACTCACAAAACCAGCGGTACACTTCCTCTGGATTGATAAGCCCTTGTGGGTGACTTGTAATCGTGCAGTAGCCCTTGGTTTCCAAGTCTCGATAGTTGACACCATCTTGTTCCATTTTGGCTTCTAAAGAGCCTGCTTGTTGCCAGGGGATAAAACTATGCTGTTCGATGTGCCATTTCTGACTGCCATCTTCCGAAACATACGGATAAACGAAACCGATAGCCGTATTATCGCTGAACATAGACGCATCCAGTCCGACATAGACACGCTTGCCTTTGATGTCAAATTCATCAACGACTGCATTTTCAATATCTGTTAAATCAAGGAAGCTATTGCTATCTGCCAACAACCAACAATTCATGTTCTTAACTTGAAAATCAGCTAGATTACCGCTCAATAGGTCACTATCCCTTTTATCCATCAACCCTTTCATAAGGTTGTCACGCTCTTGTTCCAAGTCTAAAAGCGGATTGCTTTTCCCCCATGTTTCTGGTTGAAAAACTTCATCCAAGCTATCTTGAGACCATACTAAACAAAGGTATGTATCAGCGTCCCTATTGTCGTCGTCTTCCATAGCTTGCTGCATAATTCTTTGGTCTTCCCTAAAAGGAACGGACGGGTTTGGGTAAGCGGTAGAGATTTGAACAAACTGTCTATTCGGTACTTTTACTTGTCCAGAAACAATCTTAGAAACTGCATCCCTTGTTTCAATTTCTCCAATTTCATCAAAAATAGCCGTGGTAAAGTGGAAACTATCATATTGCCCACTCTCAGCAGAAATAGCCCTTAAAACGTTGTTGTTAGCTTTCATAATAACTTGGTCGCTATGCAAACCTAACTCAGTTTCGTTTGCCAAGCTCTTAAAGGGCTCGTTTTGGATTATCTGCTTCATCATAGATTTGATATAACCAAGCAACTTGTTTGTTTGCTTGAAGTTGATAGAGGTTACAAGATAATCTTGGTTTGATAATCCGAAACTTTCGATAAAGTACGAATATGCCGTAAGAATAGCCATCAAATATGTTTTACCTTGACCACGACCAACCGAAACGATGGCACGGCTGAAACGTTTACCACCGTTAGCGTTTCTCCACCCGAAAAGCATACATAGGATGAACTTCTGCCACGGCATCAGTTGTGTAGGCTCACCAGTATCAACGTTCGGGCATATCCTAGCAAAACGCAATAATTTGTCCGCTTCAGTCGTTTCATAGGTATACGGAAAGTCGTCGTTGCCTTGTCTTTGCAGGTCTCGTAAATGTCTAAAACATGCCAGTTTAATCATGTATCCAGTCACTATCCGACCTTCCAAGGCATCAAAGCAATATTTTGTGC